AATGTAGAAGTCAGGATAATATCTGTGTACTCTTCCATCAGTAGGACAACGATAAGGAATGATTACTTCTTCGCTACCCCACTCCACAATACTGTCATTATGATCACAGAAATACATAAATTTTCTTTCCCACAAAGAACGATAGACTATCCTGGTTGGATTTCCTTTGTATTTTCGTGGGTTAGTTGGTTTATAAACACCTGAATATGCCATGATAAATATAGTTGGACCAACTATCCATATTTAGCGTGGCACAAGCAAAGGGACTGGGAAAATTCATTGATGTTATCGCCCAACAGGGTGGTATGTCATACAGTAACAACTTTGATGTTGTCTTTCAGTTTAATAAAACTGCACACACTGATATTCGAGATAGATTTAGCAAAATTGGACTAGATTTTGGTAAGGGGTCCACTTCTGCCGCCGATACTGATGAAAATATGAAAGGAAGTAGTGCTGCTGATGTACTTAAGATGTTCTGTGAAGAAGCACAACTTCCCAACGTACAAGCAGCAACAGGAAACCTAACTGGCGTTAGATTAGGTGAAGGGCAGATTAATTACGCTACATCTAAGTTGTATACAGATTTTCAACTAGGATGGATGTGTGATGCTAACATGACTCCACTCAAGTTTTTGAATGCTTGGCATGGGTTTATCTTCAATGAATTTGATGCTGGTGGTTTCGATGTGTTTGATCAAACAGGAAAATATGTAAGAGAAAATGCTGCTCTCTCTAGTCTTAAATCAGAAACTGGAACTCTGGGAAGCAAAGAAAAATCTATTCGTCTTAAGTATCCTGATCAATATCAGTGTAATGTCACCATTACTAAGACAGAAAAAGGAAAGAGTGCTGCTAATAGTAGAGCATCTATGATGTACACATTGATTGATTGCTTCCCTTATGCTATCGATGCTGTGCCATTATCCTATGGAGCATCCCAAGTAACTAAGGTCACTGCTAACTTCTACTACAGTAAGTATAGTATCCTTTATAATGACATTAGAAAATTTGCTGGTTGATCCCATAAAACTTGAAAAATTTTTCCTGCTATTTTTTGCTCAAAAAAGTCGATCTAAATAATTAAACATATCATCTATCGTTATGCCATTACCCACTTTGTCTGTGCCAACGTATGACGTGGCACTCCCCTCGACAGGAAAAAAAATTAAGTATAGACCATTCCTAGTGAAAGAAGAAAAAGTATTACTTCTTGCTATGGAATCTGAAGATGCCAAAGAAATTGAGACGGCAGTAAAACAAACTTTAAACAATTGTATACAGACACGTGGAGTAAAAGTTGAGAGTTTAGCATCTTTTGATCTTGAGTATCTATTTCTTAGGATTAGAGCAGTCTCTGCTGGTGAAGAGATTAAGATGAAAGTAACTTGTCAAGATGATGGCGAGACACAAGTCACGGTTGATATTAGTATTGATGACATTCAAGTTTTTAAACCTGAGGGACATGACAGAAAAATTATGCTGACGGATGACGTTGGTATTGTCATGAAATATCCTGGGTTCAAACAGTTTGTTAATATCACTCTACTCAACGACAACTTAGATTCAACTGATGATGTATTTGAACTGGTTGCTGATTGTGTAGATCAAATTTTTGAGAAAGAAGAAGTATGGGATGCTTCAGATATGAAACGTTCTGAAGTTGTTACTTTCTTGGAAGGTATGACACAGAATCAGTTTGAGTTAGTACAAACTTTCTTTGAGACTATGCCGTCACTTAAGCACGAGTTCAAAGTAATTAATCCAAAGACAGAAGTTGAATCGACCTATACGTTGGAGGGTTTACAGTCTTTTTTCGGGTGAGCATGTTCTATAATACTTTAGAAAACTATTATAGGACAAACTTCTCCCTTATGCAGCACCATAAATATAGCTTGACAGAGCTTGAAAATATGATGCCGTGGGAGAGGACAGTGTACATTTCCCTTCTGAATCAATGGATTAAAGAACAAGAAGAACAAAGGAAAGCACAGCAGGCACAACGATGAGTCTTCCCACTCCACCATCAGGAATACTAGACAGAGATCAACCATGGTATCGTGGTAAGATTAGTGATGCTCAGTATGATAGACTGAAAGCAAAGTTAACTGGTGGTACTGATGCTGGTGGCACATCGTATTCTAAATTAATTGACTGCTCTCTAGGAGAAGCAGAGAAAATTATTTCTAACATGAAGAAGGATCCCCGTGGGTATCCTCAAATGCACATGCCTGGTGGTGGTGAAGCCTATCAGGTGATGATTGATTATTATCAATTCCTGAAGGATGCTTACTTATATGATGAACCTAAACCAGAACCAGAAAATATACCTGTTGAGGTAGAGGTTGTAGAGGTAGAGCAAACAACAGTTGATGAACCAATTGTTGTTAAAATTGAAGCTCCCTTTGAATCAACACCTGAGGTAAAATTATCAGCACCTAAAAGAATTAAAGTACCACGTAGAAGTGGTGTAATTTCTACGGCAACGAAAAAATCCACCGCTGAAAGGATGGCAGATGGATTTACTAATAATCTCCTCAATCCTTTAGTAGATAGCATTCAAAATCCTCCTGCTCCCGCCCCACAAAAGCAAAGAAAACAAAAAGAATCTCTCGTAAAAATAAGACGAGTTGTAACACCAACAGGCAACTCTACATACAAAGAATCACGTAACGTAAAACCAGCAGAAAATACTGGTCTTTTCTTATTGAACAAGACTAAGAATGCTTTTAAGCGCGCTGCTGATATCAGAAGAATGGCAAACGAGGCGGGAATGCCTCAGCAAGATAAAGGATTCTATCTCAAGAGAGCATTAGGTAATGAGCTAGGTGGTGATGCTATTGCTAGGACAAGAGGTACATTCTCTTCTAATCCTGATGCTACTCTAGATCCAGCACTCACTAAGCAACAAAGATTGTCTGCTGGTATCTTTGGTTCCAGAACTATTCGTAAACCTCAGGAACAAAAAGTTGATGATGATATTAATAATCTCACTAAAAAAATTAGTGAGATTGATAAAAAATTTGATAGTATTCTTAAGACTAAAAGTAAAGGTTCTGATGGAACAGAAGGAACAGATACATTAGAAAAAACTTTAGAACAACTAAAAAATAAACTACAGTCAGGTAATAAGCACCAGAAAGATATTAATGCTAGTAAAAAGAAACTGCTGACGGTAGAAGCAAAAGCAGCAGATCAAGCACAGGCAGCAGCAGAAGAATCTCAGATAGATCAAGGTGAAGATCTTAGTGGATTTGAAGACATGTATGAGTCGCCAGAAAAAGAAGGCGAGAAGGAGCAGGATGGTGGATTCGATCTGTTTGATAAACTTAAAAAGTTTAAAGCAGGTAAGTGGTTAAGACGACTCAGGAAACCTGGCAAACTTCTTAGATCTTTAGGTAGACTCAATAGAATGAGAGCTGCTAGATTTATTCGTCCAATTGCTCAGTTTGGCAAATCTGTTGCTACTGGAGTCAAAGGTCTTGCTACTGGTGCTGCTGCTACCTCTGCTGCTATTGTTGGTGGCGTAGGTCTTGCTGCTTCTGGTATAGGTGAGGGAATATTTCAACTCACTAAGAAAGGTGGTGCTGGGGAACAAACAAGAGATGCTTTAAAGAAAAAGGGTGAAGAGATTGGAGGACCTATGGGTTCTCTTATCGGAGGAGTTGGAAACCTAGCAGGAATTTCTACTGAGGCTACTAAAGTAACAGGTAACGCTCTAGATGCTATTGGTGCTCCATTTAGATATGCTATTGAAGGTATCCGTTATCCATTCCTCAACGAAGAGGATAGAGAGAAGCAAGCAGAAAATCTTGGAAAGTTTGACGCTAGGATTAGAGAATATAGTCGTGGATGGATGAATCGTATTGACTTTATGAATGTTGTGCCTGATGAAAAAGGTGGGTTTGGCAATATCTATGGGGATGATAGTGCTCAGAAAGATATGATGGAGAAGATGTCTGAAGGTGGTACTATCCCAGAACCTAAGTTCCAGGGGATTGGTGGCGCTAGATTAACTGGAGATCTACCTGCTGCGGGTCCTGAAGTTATGACAGGTGAAGCTGGTAATGAGATGGTTATTACACCCGAGAATAATCCACTTCAATCTCTCGCTCCTATGATTGTAGCAATGAGAGAGGTTACTAAACGTGCTGGTACATGGGCAGACCCTGTGGAAAACATGGTCCGACAAATTACTGATCCTATTGCCAAGAAGATTGGTTTACCTACACTACCAACATCAGTTGAGATCGGGCAGAATATTCCTGATGGAAACCAGAGTAATATGAAGGACAAGAAGAAAGGATTGCTTGGTAGATTAGTAGACTTCCTCAAGGGTAAGGATGCTGATGATACTAGTGTTGCTTCATCTTCTGGATCTGGAGGATTTCAAGGAGCAACCTTGAGTGGGTCAGCAGCAGAATTGGTTGGTAATGATCCACAATTCTTATCAGAAGTTACTAGAGTAGCGACTAAGTTTAATATTAAAGAAGGAGATCTGTTGGGTCTTATGGCATCTGAGTCTGGATTAGATCCAGCAGCAGACAATGGATCCCATGTTGGATTGATTCAGTTCAGTGCTGATAGTGCTAGAACAGTTGGCACAACACAAGCAGCACTCAAATCGATGACAAGAGCACAGCAGATGAAATATGTCGAGAAGTATTTTGACTATTGGAAATTGCCCAAGGGTGCTAGTGCTGGTCAAATATATTCTGTAGTCTTTGCTCCTGCTTATGCTAGTAAAGATGATAGTACAACAATGTATACTAAAGCAGATGGCGCTGCTTATACTGGTAATATTGGACTCGATGCTAATAAAGATGGCACTATTACTGTTGGAGAACTGGGTCAAAGAATTGAAAATAAAAAACAATCGTTTGGTATTACTGATACTGGTGTAGCTATGCCAGCTGCTCCCCAAGCACCTGCTCCTGCTACACCACCGCCAGTAGCTGCTCCCAATCCTATCGTAATTATGCCAATAGTAGGGGCAGCGGGTACTCCTCCCCAACCAGTTGCTCCTCCCCCGATTCCAATGACAGAAACAGGTCAGGTTGATTGGATGAAGCTAGCACAACAACAACGCTTGGCAGGGTCCTAAATAGTGATGATCACCATGACTTCTTAGTATGGCACACGGATTTGTATCATACTCAAAAGCGAATCCTTCCCTTAATCTTGGAGCAATGGTTGCTGGCAAGATTAAATCTGCTGCTGGAATGGCAGCGGATGAAAGAAAGTCACGTGAAGAAGAAATAAAAGGATTAAAAGAAAAAGAAGCAGAAGGTAAAGCAACTGCTCAAGATATCAATAGATTAAATGATCTAGAAGCAAAAGATACTGAAAGAAAGTCAAGTATTAAAAATAGTTTCTTTGCTAAAGCATTAGGATCTGAGTTTGGTGGAGATAGAAAGCGTAGATTACAAGGTACATTCTCAAAAAATCCAAGAGCATCACAAGATCCATCACTTACAAAGGAACAGAGATTTAGTGCTTCTATAGATGAATCTGCTAGACCAGGAGAAGAACCAATAACACCTGATAGTGGTGGTGCTAGTGATTACACTGATCCAATGGATTATGGTGATGCTAATGCTCAAGCATCAACACCACAGCAGTCAACTTTAGAAAAGTTATTGTCCAAAGTATCAGATTCTTTTGGGTTAATTTCTAATAGATTATCTGCTCTTCAAGCAGAAGAACAAAAAAGTGTAAGTAAAAAAGCAGAGACTAACTCCAAATTAAATAAATTTTCTGGAATATTTGAAGCAATTAAAAATTACTTTGATAAAGATAACGAATTAAAAAAACAAGAACTAGTAGTTGAAAATGAGAAGTTAAATAATTTTAGAGAACAACAAGAAGACGAACAATCTCAGTCTGAAGTTGATGCTATTAAAGCAACCGAGGATTTGAGTGCCCAAGAAGATAATATTAAGGCAGATGGAGAAGGAAAGGGAGGAGGCGGACTTCTAGGAAAAGTATTCAAGGGACTTAAAGGAATCCTTGGTGGAAAGAAGGGACGTAAAGGTGGGATAGTACCACAATCAAAAGCATATAGTAGTCCTGTCGGTCCACAACCGATGAACTCTGCTTCACCATGGGCATCTAAAGGTGTTGGTGAACGTGGTGGCATGTTTGGTGGAGGAGGATTTGCTCCACGTCTACCAGCAACAAAACTATCAGAAGGTGGTATTGTTACCAAACCTACTACAGGTACGCTATCACCAGGTAGTAGTGTTATTCCACTCAATAGAAACAACGCTGTTGCTGATACCTTCAAGAAGGCACAACAATCTGCTGGAGATTCTTCTATTGCTGATCCTATGGCACAGGTCATGCAACTACCATCAAAAGTTGGTGGTGGTTTACTAGTTGGATTGCTATCGAAAGCGATGAGTGCTTTAGGTGGCATCTCTAGCATATTGAAACCTGCCATTCAACCTATTCTTACCACGTTAGTTCCAGCGTTTGGATTGCCTGCTACTGTTGCTTCTTCTATTTTTGGAGGACAACCAGCAGCTGCTGCTACTAATGATGGATTTGATCTTGACTCTTACTTCGGAAAGAAAAACTCAAAGGTAAAAAAAGGTACTGGTGGTGGTAGTCCTGTTGTTCCTACTGGTAGCGTATCTGCTGCTCCAAAAGGAAATGAGACTGGTATCTTATCTCTTAGTGGAGGCACACCAACAGCACTAGCATCAGGTTCTACTGTTGCTAACACTCAATTACATCATGGACACGAAGATACTAGAGGTGGTATGAAAGTTCGTGACTATTTTATTGGCGGTTCTTCTGGTCCTAGTGATGGTAGTGATGGACTTGGCGCAAGATTGTATACTCCACTTGGATTTGGTCCTGTCAAGTATAAAAAAACTGATCAATATGGTATTAATTTTGAGGATCCGAACACAGGTCAAGTCGTTGGACATTATTATCACGTAGATAACGCTCAACATCAATTAGATGGTCAGATTCTACAACCAGGAACAATGGTGGGTACACAAGGTGGTTTACCAGGAAGTCCTTCTGCTGCTGGTAGTACTGCTGTTCATCTACATGTTGAGGGAACAGATAGATTTCATAATGCTGTCATCTCTACATATGCTAGTGGTCATGTGTTAAGTGCCCCTGGAGTACATACAGCAGCAACTCCACAAAATCCACAACCTGCTGGGGCTAGACCACAATTAGGTGCTGGTACTAATCCACTTACAGCAGCTGCTGGATCTGGTAGCAACCCCACCACAGCGATTACTGCTATCCCCGCTTTAGTAAAACCACAAACCCAACAGAAACCAGATGTTCCTGTTGGAATGCCTTCTGCTTTCCCTTTATACGATCCAACTGGATTCCCTTCCCTTTACGGAGCATATAGATTCTAATTATGGCAAATAAATCAACAAAATCTATTGATCTCAAAGAGGTATCACTTTACAGTGTTACTGGAGACAAGTATAACTTCACTAAAGGTAGTGTAGGTTTTGCTTACTATGAAAATATTTTTAACCCATTTGTTAGTGGAGTTTTAAATGTTGCTGACTCTGGGGGCAACTTTATTTCTAAGATTCCTATTCAAGGTGGAGAAAGAGTAGTAATCAAGGTTGTTGATGTAGAAGAAGTAGAATTTGAATATGAATTATACGTGTGGAAGATTTACAATAGAACTTTCACGAAGAGCATGCAAAATTATAATCTAGCACTAGTATCTAAAGAAGCATTGTATAATGAAGGTGTTAGGTTAACTAAACGCTTAAGAGGAACTCCCGACATGATCGTGGAAGATATCCTAAAAAATTATTTGAATACAGAAAAGGAAGTTCTTAAAGAAAGATCAAAATATCAGGTACAGTTCTTTCCCAACGGAAAGAAAGCACATCATATTATTCAATCAGTATCACAGAAAGCAGTACCACAATCATCAACAGCAGCATCGGGTGATGCCAACAAAACAACTGAGGGTGGTACGAGCGGACTTTCCGGAGACACTAGCAAAGCATCAGGAACAGCAGGATTTTTATTCTTTGAGAATAGTGCTGGGTTTAATTTCAACTCGATTGATTATTATTTTAGTACAGGTGATGATGAATTTAGAGGACAGAAAGAAGTCGCTACTTACGAATCAAAACCAAATCAAGATAACCCAGAACGTTTAGTGATTGAAGAATATAAGTTCACTAATGAGGTTGACATGCTAGATCAGATGAGGAGTGGTACTTTTGCTAGTCATGTTGTTACTTACAATTGGTCTACTGGATTCTACGAAGAGTTTAGATATAACTTAAAAGAAAATTTTGATTCCATGGCACACCTAGGTAGTCAAGAAAAGTTGGGAGCAACACAAGAACAGTTGTCTATCAATCCTACTAGAGTCATGACCGTATTAGTTGATCACGAAACATGGCATAGTGAAGAAACTCCTGGTTCCCCAGACGAACGTGACAACAATGGGGAAGGTGGATCAAACTATCCAGACTATCAAAAGTATTGGCTTGCTCAAAGTGTTGCCAGAAGATACTTTATGGAAAATCAAAAGATGGAAGTAACTGTTCCGGGTAATATGAATTTAAAAGTAGGAGATAAAATCAAAGTTCTTTTGCCTAACATGTCCTCGGAAGTAGCACGACAGTCTGAAAAACTTGATCGAGAGAACAGTGGCACATATTTAATCTCTGCTTTATCACACAATAATGTCTTCCTAAATAGTAGCACATGTACCACTAAACTTGAATTGATACGAGATATCTACGGCATGAAAGACTACTCTAGCAACGTGAAGTGATATGGATCCAGCACTATCTACACTATTTCCTATTCACCAGATTGGTGCTGATGGATTTTCATGGTGGATTGGACAAGTTGAAAGTAATAAAAACGAAGACCCAAAGAACTCTGGTAGGTATCGTGTAAGAATTGTAGGTCAACACCTGAAGAGTGGCGAATCTACTCCTACTAATGAGTTGCCATGGGCACAGGTAATGATGCCTGTCACTACACCATTCAGTGATGGTGGTAAGACTGGTGCTAGCGTAGGATTAAACTTAGGTAACTGGGTTGTAGGATTTTATGTAGATAATGATAAACAGAAACCAATCATCATGGGATCGATTGGACACACTGCTGGTGCTACCAAGTTAGAAAATGTAGAGACAGATCCTAATCCGGGTCAATCAGAAAAAGGATTTACTACATTCTTAGATTCAAGTTCTAATCCTAACATTTCTGAACCAATGGCATCTAGTGCCAAAAGAAATGGGGATCAACCAGTAGGAAGCACTACTGCTGAAGATAAGAACTTAACTAAACCCGGTAATGCTGGAGAGATCGCTGCTGCCGTTCCGGGATTTATGCCAGCAGCATTCAATGGATTGTTTGCTGAAGAGTCCACAACTAATCCAACAGGTAATAAAGTATGTGTAGAGATTGCCAATCCTAATTGTGGTTCCGAAAATGATTTGAAGGGAGGACTGACATCAATCATTGGAGAAATGCTTAAAGCCACTCAGCAATCGGGTGGTAATATTGGCACGTATTATGTTAGTCAGGTAAGTGGTGAACTAAACAGTTATATTGATCATGGCATGCAATATGTCAACAAAGCAGTTCGTCTTGTCAAAAGTTTTGTTGCTAGAGTTAAGGGAGAAATTGTCAAGTTAGTACGTGAAGGTGTTGATAAGTTAGTTGATCTGATTCTGTATACTGATGCTGCTGCTGAAGATGCTCTTGGTAATACAAATACAGGTCCAGTTGCTCCTGACTTAGGTATCGAACCATTTCAACCTATCACCAAAAAAGAAAGTAGGATCAAACCAATTCTTGATACTATCAATGATGTATTAGATGATCTTGGTTGTGAGATGGCAGACTTTACCGATAGAATTGCTAGTTGGTTAACTGATCTCCTTCTAGGTTATTTGATGGATGCTTACTCTAATGCTGCTTGCTTAGTTGATAATGTAGTAGAGGGTATTCTTAATCAACTCCTATCATTTATCGAAGACCTTTTAGGTAATGTTTTAGGACCACTACAAGAAATTTTATCTTTAATTGCTTCCCCGTTAGATATTATTGGTAACGCTATCAATAAAGTTCTTAGTCTCCTTGGTATTTCATGTGATGGTCCTGGCGCTAAGTGTGAAAAAATTAAAAAAGAATGTATTGATTGTGGTACAGGAGAAACAGAAGATTGGTTGGATAATTTAATTAAAGAGATTGAGGACGGTAATCTAGACAATCAAACATATGTCTGTGATGAAGCGAAGAATACATCAGCATTAGATTCTCTGCCCGGTACAGATATCATCTTTATTGGTGGCACATACCCACCTGGAGAAGAAGATCCCAATGACCAAGATACCTTACCATCTGATATATTAATTTCATATTCTTCTGATGATGTTGAAGTAACAGAGGGAGAGCAAGCAGTCTTTACTATTACTAGAAGTGGCAACACAAATAAACCATCTAGTTTAACGTTATCAATTTTGGGTGGCACAGCAACTAAAGGTGTTGATTATGATAAAATTTTCAATGGAACCTCGATTGGATTTGCTCCTGGAGCAACAACTAAAACAATTGTTTTTGAAACATACAAAGATAGTATAACTGAAGGACCGGAAGAATTCTTTATTAAGATAGAACCAAACATGACCCCTCAAGGTAATGAATCTTCATTCCCAGGAGGAAATGTATTTAAATGTGTTATTAATGACTTCAATGATTCTACCGGCAATACTCCACCAACAACAACTCCAGGAGAAGATACATCTCCATTTGTTCCACCATCTATCGTAACAACACTTCCTGTTATTGTTTCTTCTCCAGTTGGAGATACAACACCATTCTTACCTGAATATGTTGTAACATCTGACAAAACTTTTTATAAAGAAGGAGAAACTATTGTTTACACTATCTCCACACAAAATGTAGTAAATTATGGACCATATACGTATACATTAGAAGGTGCTATTAATGCTGCCGACGTTGTTGGTGGATTGACAGGAGAGTTTAGTTTAAATGTTGATGGAACTGCTACTGTTTCGGTAGAACTAGCTAGCGACACAGACATAGATGATAATGCCATCGAAAGTATTACATTCTATCTTGATAATACTCCAGCATATGCTGATGCTTTCATCCTAGGAGATAGCGATGTTCTCAGTACAAGTCCTATATGGGCAGTCACTTCAGATCTAAACTACGTAAGAGAAGGAGACACCGTAACTTTCACAGTTGAATCCCTCAATATTCCAGACGGGACTAATTTTACTTACAAATTAGAAGGAGATATTATTAGTAGAGATATTGTAGGAAGTAGGATTCAATCTAGCGTAGACGTTGATGCTCAACCATTACAAATTATAGATGGTAAATGCATTATTCCATTAACAATTGCTAGAGACGGATTGATTGAAGATAAAGAATACTTTAATTTTGTTCTTGTATCATATGTCGATGATCAAGATGCTGATATACTGATTGAAAATGTACAGACTCAGGTAGTTATTGCTGGTCCAGCTTTAACTGACTCAAATGTAATTCCAACGTACAGTGTAGACTCAGATAAAATTACTTACAATGAGGGAGAAACTATTATATACACCGTGAAAACTACTAACATCTCCAACGGAACTATATTACAATATACATTATATGGAGATAATATAAGTAAGGAAGATTTTGATACTAACTCACTATTCGGTACATTTTCAGTAATTAATAACGAAGCAAAGATTTACATTGGTATTGCTGATGATAGAGTATCAGAAGGTGGAGAAACGGTTACCTTCCTCGTCAATGGAACCTCAGCCTTTGTTGATGTAATTATTTTGGACGAAAATATTACAGAAGATCCACCAATTATTAATCCCAAGAAACCATGTTTTGATAAACCGCTTGCTGGCAAACCTATTACAGATAACAAAGGATCTATCATTAGTATTCCTATCATTGATCAAGGTTGTCCCTATGTATTCCCGCCAAAAGTTATTATTACTGGTCCGGGTTATGGTAGTTCTGCTATTGCTCTCTTAGATGATAAAGGAAAAGTGTCTGAGGTTCGTGTTACTAGAACAGGCACAGGTTATAACATTAATCAAGATCCAGAGTTGAGATGTGTAATCGATTCATATACTTTAATTAATCCTGGCAGAGGATATACATCAACACCTGATGTATATGTTGATGGTGTGGCTGGCAGAGCAATCGCTGTTATTGACGAGAGAGGATATCTGATTAGTATACAACCTACTGATAGAACATCCACGTGGAATGAAATTCCTCAGGTAAGAATTATTGGTGGTGGTGGATCAGGTGCTAGAGTTATCCCATCTGTGACATGTCTAGATACTAAGACATATGAAGATCAAGGTTATGCCAAGATCGGAACAGGCAAATACATTGATTGTCCTTAAGGAGTGTAGATAATGGCAGACTCAACAAACCAAACACCATCAGAAGAGACCCAATCTAAAGTGAATGGGGGATTTACTTCCGACACTAGTGAATTAGGTAAAAACTATTGGGCAGAAGGTCCAATACCAGAATTTTCTCAAATGCTTGGGGGTTTTGCTCTTACTGCTTATGAATTTCCTGAAGATGGGAGCAAGGGTATTGCTTTATACAACGGAAAAGCAGCATTTCATATTGACAACAATAATAATATAACAATCTCTGCTGGTCCACCTGGACAATCTGGGTGTGGTGGTAAATTTGTAACCAATACACAGGCACAACTACAGAAATCAAAATCAATTACGATTGAAGTTACTGGCAGAGATGATGGTGGTGTAGTTAATAAAGAGGCTGATGAAAATGGCAACGTCAGTGAAGATAGTATGCCATCATACTCACTGAAAGTTTATGGTCCTGTACATATTGAAGCTATTGGGGGCGATGTTGCTGTTAAGGGAGACAACGTTACTCTTAATGCTTCGAGCACACTAAACCTAAAATCAGGCAAAGACATTAACATCCAAGCGGGTGAAAACGGTGGCAAGATTAATATGTATGGTGGTACATGTGAGATTAACACAGCATTCCTGAATAAAAATCTATCTGGTGGTGAGTATAGTGAAGGAGCAGGAGAAGTTAAAGTCAAGCAAAACAAAAAAGGTGCTAGTGTTTCAGTTGATACTCCAGGATCAATTAAGTATACAGTTAACGGAGACTATACGGTAGGTGTCCAAGGTGATTACACTATGGGTACTTCAGGTAATTATAATGTAAATGCTGATAAAGATGCTGCTTTTGCTATTAAAGGTAAGTTTTCCCAAATTATTGATGGTAAAGCAAAATTCGAGGTAAAGGGACAAGAAGTAAAAGGTACTAGAGCATCACAGCAAGAGACTTTTGTTGTTGATATAGCAGCACCAAAACAGGCAAGAGTTGCTTCATTGCTAGTGAATACAGGAGGACTAACAGAATTTACGGCACTAAAAGATGGATATAAATTCGAGATTGGTAAACAACTTGCTTCATTAGAACTAACAGACAAAAATAAATTTAGTGTGACAACAGGTGCTAAGTTAGGTGCCATCAATATTGATGAGAAGCAAGCAGTTATTGAATACGGTAAGGCTGCTAAAATTTCCATTGGAGCAGAAGAAAGTAAAATTGAAAACAATGGAGCGAGTGTAAGTGTTAAACCTGCTGAGGTTAGAGTAACTGCTCCTATGATTTACCTAAACTGAAATTGGGTTTTTGAATACCAGAATTCCGAAAAAAATTCTCCGCTATAAAATAACGAAAAAAGTTGATTATGTATGAACTTGATAAAATAACAATTATTGATAATTTCTTAGATAAAGAAATTTTAAAAAACTTAGGATCTTTTATTTTAAATGGAAATTTTAGATGGACATGTGGACCGTCGTTACTAGAAAAAGATTATGTTGATATATTAATGGATCCTCTATATGATCGTCAGTTAGTAAATCTCATATATTCCAAACATGTTAATAATTCTAAAAATGCTAGAGAACAAGAAAGTGACTATAAAATTATAATTCCATTTTTAAAAAAATTAAATATTACTACAAAACAACTTACTAGAGTAAAAGTGAATGGTAATTTGTGTAAAGAATCTGTTATGAGATCGGGATGGCATACTGATGTTACCATAGAAGAAAGTGGAAATGGTATGACAGCAATATACTATATTAACACAAATAATGGTAAAACACTATTTAAAACAGGAGAAGAAATTGAGTCTATTGAGAATAGACTTGTAATTTTTCCTAATAATTTTTCACATACTCCTCAATATCAAACTGATTGCCCTATAAGAGCAGTAATTAATATTAACTGGTTGACAAATCTATAAAATCCGAGTACGATGACTCTGTAAGGGTTCAAAAGTCATAGTGGCTCTAAATACTTAAGGAAATTGAGTGAGAGTATGTTATCTACACAATACCGACTAAAACTTGAATTTATTTGTAAATGTATTGCTAATAATGAAGATGTAAAACTAGATGACATGATCTGGGCACAGAAACTTGCTAAAGCAAACACATCTGCTAATGAGATGTTAAAGATGGCAAGAAGACAAGCATCACAAAATATTGAGGAAGGTAGCACAGATGATTTTCTGAATAGGATGGGTTTAGGTGATCCCGATCCATCCAATCACAAAAAGGGATTTAAAGACGCTGACGACATTAAGAGTTGGTTTCACCAAGAAAAACCTGATGATTGGAGACAGCGAGACTAATGCCACATGAATTTGATTACGTCGAAGCACCTACAGAGGGTGAAGTTGACAAATGGGGGTTTACTATTAAACCTACTATCAGTGATACTGAATTAATTCTTAGGTGTCTACGGAATGCTCCTTGTGGATCTGACAAGAAACAAGTTGAACGATTAATTAAACAATACAATGACTAAGAAACAATATAAACAATTGCTGCTGGACCACTTTACAGAGCGGTTGGATAAACTCACAGCGAAGGAACTTAAAGAACTTGCTGAGAGACACACATGAAGGATTATGTCTGTATCCCAATGTGGGATCCTATTTTCGAGATGATGCGTTATCATTGGGTACACAAGTCAGAAAGGGATCCTGAGCAATTCGTGAAAAATCTTAATCCAGAGCAAGAACTACTATGAGTAGTAAGATGCTATTCCTAGTTGACATTGGCAATGGTAGATGTGTCAGTCACGATGGGTACATTCAAATTGGTATTTTCTCTCATAGTGTAGAGAAGCACCTTGAGTTGTGTCCCGAACAAGAATGGCAGGTAACATACTGGATGCCTGATCCATTCTGTATCAGATATCCAAGACCTAATTATCAGCATACTATGAAGGCGAATGAAGGTTCTCCTAAAACTGATAATGCTACTGATAGTAGACCAAGAGACTTCCCAGACCAAGCAACAAATAGACTTGAGAG